TTTTTTTTATATCTTTGAAGTGCTAAAACAAATCGTAGGTGTGAAATCCTACATTAATTTTTCAACGATAGAAACCCCGACAATGGTGACCGAAGCGAAAGCGAGGTAATCCAATCCTACGATTGTTTTAGCACACCAAAGTTGGGTTTTCGATTTTAAAATTTTCGATTATGCTAAAAGAAAATTTTCAGCAGTTAAATCTGCAAGTTACCGATGGTTTGGCGGTAGCGGTTATTCAAAATCCAAATTATGAATTTGTAATGTCTGTTAAAGATGTTGCTTTAGGTTATGGTGTTTCATCTGGAAATATTAGAAACCAAATGTTTAGAAATCAAGATGAATTCATCGAAGGAAAGCATTTTGTAAAGGGTGTTTGTTTTTCAAACGCCTTGCCAAAAGTACAACCACACGCAATTTATTGGACAAAAGCTGGAGTAATTAGGCTAGGTTTTTTTATAAAATCAGATAGAGCAAAATTATTCAGAGATTGGGCTGAAAATGTAATTTTAAATGTAATTGCAAAACCTGTATCATTACCGCCAGTTACAAAAAGAAGACACAACCGATTATCTCAAGAAAGATTGGTGGGTATTTTGGCAGATGTTGCCAGAATAGATGATAGAGAATTACGTTTAAGTTTAATTTCAAAATTGGGAGTGTGATGGAAAATATAGGCTTCAAAACTACCGCTTTTAAAAGTGAAAACTACACACTACAAAAAGCTAAACAGGTACAAGAAAATAGCTCTAAAGAAGATGTTTTAGCTTTTTTTGGCTTAGAAAAATCACAGAAAATATTGCTTAAATATCTTAATGACGAGATTTATCCCGCTGTTTTAATACAAGAACTCAACGAGATAAAAAGGCATTTTTTTGCTAAAGAATAAATTTGTAATTTTAAACCGCCTAATTTTAGGCGGTTTTTTTGTGAAAGTATTTTACAGATAAAAAAAAGTATTATATTTTCGCATTAATGGAAGCCAAAACCAAAAAAGAACGTACCAATAAAATGTATGAAGATGTAAGGCATGAATATAAAAAAATGTCAGACATCAAATGCCATGGCGTTTCTAAATACTCACACGATTATATTGTGGTAGTATTGGCAAATCGTTTTTACAGAAGCCCCAAAACAATAGAAAATATTATTTTTAATAGAGTATAATTTGCACAGAAAAAAAATCCGTATATATTTGTTGTCTATTACCAACCAAAATTATTAATATTGCTTATGAGAAAGTAATTTTAAAGACGTTTAACATTAATTAAAACAAAAGCCACCATCAATTTGGTGGCTTTTTTATGATGGTATATAGAAATCATTATCTTCAGCATTTAGAAGTTCTAAATCTCCCACTTCGGCTTCTTCAGATATTTTGGCTGCACTAGCATCCGTAATAATACATTCAAATGTAATTCTGTACAAGTTCCCAGCGTTCCCAGTATCTTCAGGCGCAAAGCCTACTTTTCTCATAGCACTGTAATTTTCGCCTGTAGTAGCGTGTAATCTCGCATTAATAAAATCTAGCAAACCAATAAAATTGAGTGCATCTTCTTGGTTAAATGAACCATTAAAAGTATTAGAAAAAGTTTCGTAAAAAAGATAACAATCAATCTGCAGAACCATTTCCTGTAGTTTATCTCCTAAATCTTGAACATTTTTAGAGCGAAAAGATAAAAATACTGCAGGCGTAGGAAATTGCAGTTCATCTTCTAAAAAATTAACTTGGTTATGCCAAAGGTCTAGCCATCTTATTGGTGACTTGCCATCGTGTTCTGCAATGGTATTTAGTTTGTTGTAAAATTCAAGCTCATTATCATCTAAATCTGTAGATAATTTTTCTGCAAGCTCTAGGTATAGGTTTTGCCAGTTTTCCATTATTTTAAGCTATTAAAGTATTGTTTTATTCTGTCTATAAACATTTTATCTAGGTTATTCATTAGCGTTTCACTTCCACCAATATATTGTCTTTTAGGTATTTTTATGGTTAATGTTTCATTTTTTGTTAGCGCCATCCATTTCCATTTCTCATCCTCTGTTTTTTTGTACATGTACCAAAAATAGCGCTTCATTTTAGCGCTTACTTTCACCGTAATAGTACCTCCTTCGTTGTGTATGGCTGCATAATTAAGACCTTCTCCTGCAGTAATTTCTACATTTTCAAAATCAGCTTTAGTAATTTTTATACTTTCTTTCAGTGCATAAGATTGATTTAATAATTTATGTGTTAAATCATCTTTACGTTTTACCCAGGGAATGAAAGAAGTATCTGTAAAACCTTGCTTAATAAAGGAAGCTAAAAAAAACTGTAATGCCTTTTCACCTGCTTTTTTTGGTAGATCTTTCATTACTTCTTCAGCTATTTTCCTAAAGTCTGGAGTTGGTAAATCAATATTTTTATTAGGCATTTAAAATATTTTTAAATTGTATTTAAAAGTTTGTATATTTGCAGTGTACTTAAAGTTCGCGAGTCACTTCAAGAATATGTCAGTATAAACTGCGGGGGCGGTTCGCCAACCCCGACCCAAAAGGCAAAATTTATTTTTTGCCTTTTCTTATTTTAAAAAATTCACTTCTGTAATTATTATAGCCTTTATCTATCAGTGTTGAATCCAAGCGTATAGCATTGTTATTATGAATGATAATTATAAATTTTATATTTTCTTTATAATGCTTAAATTTAGACCAACTTTGATTAATCATTGCATCTAAATTTATATTAGAAAGCTCATAATTACTGATATTTATATAAAGAAATGTATTATCTAAATCTCGTAATTGTTTACCTTCTTTCAGTTTATCATCAAAAGCATTAGATATACCTCTTTTTACATTATTTGTTTTTGGTTCTACTCTGTCTCCAAAAATTCCATCAGTTTTATATTCGGGGTTTTTATGACCTTCTAAATGTGCTCTTATTTCTGTACTTACATTAATAGAATCTGCAACAATTTTAGCATCTGAAATATTATTTTTATAATCTTTTTCATCCGCAAACGGACTAACAGTTACTGTAGCTCCATTTTTAGCAGTATAGACTAAATTAGCGGGTGCGGATAATTTTGATAATTCAAAAGCTTTTTGCCAATCTTTATTTCTAGTCAAAGCAAAATAAGGATGAGCTTTACTATTTTTTAAATTTTCTTCACTAAATATTTGTCCTGTAATACCTACATTAATTCTAAATTCTTCAGGGAAATCTTTGTCATTAAGTTTTGGTATTTTATCTTCATTGGTTGGCGTTTCTGCAGTTTGTACTACATAACAACGGCAACGCCATCCATTTGGTGGATAATGAGTTTTCCAGAAATCAGAATTTATTGGTGCTACAATTCCATTCAATAAAGAATGCGCATCACGTACCCTTTCATCGCCTTGAGTTCTATAAGCTAAATTTGGGTAAAGCTTTGTATTTTCATTATAATATAACCAATCTCTAGCGTGTTTAGCACTTTGATTTGCCGTTTGCCATTCTGCCTGCAGATAGTTTTTATTATAGAGAGGATTAAGTTTTAAAACTTCATTTTTAAATTGATTCCAAGGTAATTGCTTTTGTAAAATTTGATTGATTTGTTCTAAAACAACAGCAGATTTAGCACCAGAAAATTTATAGATATTTTTTTGCAATTCTATTACTTCAGGAGCTACGTTTCCTGTAGATTTATTTACTTTAATCCAATCTTTAGCATAACCTTTTTCTGCAGCAGTATTTAATTCGTTGTAAGTAGCTATAATATAGCCTTCATCTATTACTTTAGCATCGGTTTTACCTTCATAAACTTCTTTGGCCAAACGCTCCATAACTTTAACCCATCCTTCAACATCAATAGCTTCTACAGCTTCTAAAAGTAAAGATTTACAAGAGTTACAACCACAATCACTTTTATGATAAATTGCTTCTGTACGTCTTAGAATAGTTCTTAAACGCAAAAAAGAATTTACGTCACGGCTTTTTTTTTTGAAGCTGGTGCAGTTGGTTCTGTAGGAGTAGCGCTTTTTACACCTAGAATTTTTAAACCTGTAATTTGTTCAATTTGCTCAGGATCAAAGTCAAAATAAATGCCTAGTTTTTCTACAATTTTCAGCAATTTATCAACCGTCATTTCGTCTTCATCATCCCATTCAAAGCGATAATCCTTAAGGAATGAATAAACTGGTGATAGCTTAACTAAAAGCGGAATTAGCTTTTCATTTACAACATAAGAAACCAATAATTTATCTGAAGTAAATCTAAATTGTGCGAACTCAAACTGAATTTCTACAGAACCTACAAATCCTTTTTCGTCTGTTAAGCCAGTACCGCCTAAAAATCTTTTTGAAATTTCGTTATCTGCACGTTTTATAAGTCCATCAAAAGCCTCCTGACTATTGGTAGATGTAATATTTGGAATCTCAAACTTTTCGTTTCCACGCCCAATCATAAAGTTATTGGCTTTGAAATTGGTTGCCATTTCAAAAAGCTCAAGTAATCTATTATCATCTTCACGGTCTGTGGTTACAAATAAAGGCGGTACACCGTATTTTTCTATAAAATCTAACCAAGAGCCTAGCCCTAATTTTTTAGCTAAAATAATAGGCGCAATTAAAGCGAACGTTCCTAAATCTTTATAATCTTTACCGATTTGGATATAATAGTTAGAAAGATTACCGTTTTTATAATCTGTACCAGTTGGCTGTCCTGGTTCTTTTAAAATGATTCCTTTTTTTGGGTTGAAGTGAGACTGTTGAATTTCTGTAATTTCAGAGAGTTTTCCCTCTTCATCGGTTTGGAAAAGTTCAATAAGTTTAGTCCCTTCAAACTTTGATTCTAAAACAAACTTTATAAATTCTTGAAACCAAAGTGTTTTAAATAATGTTTCTGCATCTTCATTTCGTTCTTTACTAGTTTTATGAGATAATTTAAAAGGAGATTGCTGAGTCTTAGCAATTCTAGTTTCTAATACAGAACCGAGATGGTTATCGAGCTTCATATTATCGTATAAAGCTTTCAAATTTTGTTTATCTGGATTGTCAGGATCAGTCGCCAACATTAATGCTGTTTTCCAAGAGTTCAAATCTTCTACACGCATCATTGTAGCAGAATGATTCATAAGACCAGAAGGCATAGATGTATTACTACGTTTGCCAGATGCTACCAATGAATTTAATTGAGTATAAGAAGCATTTCCTAAAAAGAAAGCTTCAGCAATACGATATATTTTATTACCTTTTAAACGTTGTTTAAATGTATTCATTAGATATAAAAATTAGGGTTTTTTAAATTTCCATAAAGCATTTTAGATGCTGCACTTCCAGAACTAGAATCAATCGCTTTTTTTGGTAAATCATCAAATTTTATAATACCACGATGCATTTTATCAAGTTCACGTTCAGCCCATTCTAAATCCTTTTCAACATCAGAACCTGTTTTTCTGGCTGCATTTCTTTTTTTAATATCATAACCTACCATTTTGACCAAAATCTTAACAATGTGAGGGTGTTTAATAGGTTCTATTTCACTAAAAATACTTTCTACATCATAGTATTTAGAAATCATTACTTTAACTTCAGCAATTCTATGTTTTTCAAATTCAATTACTGCATCTGTAAAATCTGCTACACTTTCATTAAGTAATCTTTCTTGAGTGTAGGCTTTTAAGTCTTTATCTTCTAAGTAT